TGTTTATATTATCATTTGTAAATTTTGACCATGACATTATAATTATTTAAGAAAAAATTAATTATAATACTAAATTAATTAGAAAAGTGTTCTTTTAATATTTTTTCTTTTTCATCTGTTGATTCGTAATCTAATACTAGTTTTATTGCTAAATTATGTATATTATTATTAGGAATTTCAACTATATAACCATCTCGGCTTGGAACCCATTTTTGAATATTAAATTCTTTATCATCACCCAAATCAATATTAATATCTAAACCATATATCATATTATATAGACTCATAGTTTTTTCAATTAATATTATATTTTGATCCCAAAATAAATTATTAGGGAGATTTAATTTTATTAACAAATTCCCATAATTACCATTATTCATATCACCGCCACCTACAAATACAACATATGGTTTTGATAAATTAAATATAAATGTAGATGTAGATTCAGTATCATCTACTTTTCTTTTAATTTTAATTTTTCTTTTATTATTATTAACAATATCTACTATTTTAATATTCAAATCAATTTTAATATCATTTTTATTTATTTTTTGGAAAGAAAAAGGTAATGAAAAAAAATATTCTGCCATATTTTCATCATATATATCTACATCAGATTCTGAACAATTAATGATATTATTAAATTCTTTTCTAGGAACAACCCCTTTTTTAAAAAGGTCTAATAATTCATTCACATTTAATTTATTAAAAAAATTAATTATATTTTTTTGAATATATTCAAGATCAGTTTTTTCTAGATTGATACCATATTTTTTTAATTCCGTCATGTTAAATCTATCATTAATAATTTTTTCTAAAATTTCAACAAATGATAATTTATCTTTATAATTCATCTTTTGATATTCTAACCGTGTTTTATCATTACTTAATATCTCATATGCTGATTGTATCTTTTGAAACTTTTCATTTGCATTAGGTTCTTTATTTTTATCTGGATGATAAATTTTAGCCAATCTATGATAAGCTTTCTTAATTTCTGTTTCTGTTGACGTAGGTTCAATTTCTAATATGTTATATAAATCCATAATCTATATAAAGTTTATTCTTTATATTAGTATATATATGAACAATAATATTTTTATAAAGCTCAATAAAAATAAGTTTAATCCTGATATTGAAATAAAATTAAATAGTTTAGAAAATGAAAGATTAAATACTAAATTTAGTTTAAATAAACAAATTTATAATCCTATTACAGGCGTGATACCACAAAAAATAAATTCTCAAAATGATTTAATATTAGAGAAAGATAAGAATAAAATTGATATAAAATCATTAGTCTTAAAAAAAGAAAATGAAAGAATCCAACAAAATGATTTATTTAAACCAGTTAAAACAAAAGTTATTAATAATTCTATTGAAAATACTAATATAACATCAACTAATGATTATATTAAAACATATAATGAACTTAAAAGTGAACCTCATACAAATAAACCTAAACAAAATAATTATGATAATATTTTAAATGGTTTAAAAGATTTAGGTATTATTACATAAATCTTTTATTAAATAGGTTTGAAAATATTTTTTAAATTATTTTAATTTAATAGGTTTAAAATTTATTAAAAATAAAATTCTGTGATTATTTTAAATGGATAATATTAAAGATAATATTCCAAATATTAAGAACTTGGTTAATTTATCAATGGATTTTAATATTATAAAAAAAGATAATAAAACAAAACAAAGGAAAATAAAAACTGAGGAAATATCTATATCTAATTTAGCTAAAATAGATATTAAAACGAAAAAAACTAAAAATAAAGAAAATAAATATATTGAATGTTATTCAAATGATTAATATGAATTGATAAAATCTTTAACAGATTGTTCATCTCTACTACCAACATATTCAATTAATTGATTATTAACTTTATAAAGTATTGTTGGATATCCTTCAATTTTATAATTTTGCATCTCGTTTTTATGTTCATCAGAATCATAAGTCGTAAATTTAACATTTAAATTAGAATCATTTGTAATATTATTCCAAACAGGTAAAAATTTTTTACAATGTCCGCACCACGACGCTTTAAATAATATCAATTCTTTTTCTGAAGAACCGCCTGACATTTTACTCATTTTTTTTTTTAAATATTTTTTCTTATAAAGTAAATATTTATTAAAAAGTTCTTGATTAATTTCATCATACTCCATAATATGTATATATTAATCTTAGATAAAAATTATTATATTAATAATTATAATGATTAATAAAACTATTATAATTATATTAATTTTTATATTATTTATATTTAAATATTATTTACTATCAATCATTTTAATAATAATATTATTATGTATTAAGGAAAAAAAATGTCCTGAAATTTATATTAAAAAACCTCAAAAACCATATTTTATATTAAATCAGAAAGAATATATAATAAAAGAAAATAATTATTATATTGATAAACATACTAATAATATAATTACAAATAATAAAAATTTAATAAATAATAATATTGATATAGATAAAAATTTAAACTCATCTTTTTATTAATTTTTCTTATAACTTAAAATATAAGCAAAATTTAATATATTTTTTAATTCATTTTCTGATTGAATAATTGATATATTATTATCATTAAATAAATACCATTCATTAGATATTTTACTAATATTAACATAGTGTCCTCCATTTATATTACCATAATGGATGACTGCGCTAACTAAACACATACCATGTCTCCATAATAAATCAATATCAATATGTTGTGATTGTTTTGTAATAAATGTACCATTCTGTTTAAACCGTTTTAATATAATTATTAAATTATTAGGCCATTCTATTACTTGATATCTTTTTGAAGCAATCCTTTTTACTTTACAATTTTCACAATAATATTGATTATCATCTGTTAATAAATCAGATGTTTTGAAGTTTCTATATAATTCATCAATGGTATTACAATTATCTTTAATATCTAAAATTAAAAAATTATTTTTTTCTTTATTATTAGATATTTTAAGACATGTACTATATTTACATTTTATTCTAACATTCATATTAATTCCAAATAAATTATCTATTTCATTTGAATTATTATCTATTTTTCTTATTTCTTCATCAATTAAATTTAATAAACAAATAATAAATTCAGACGAATCATGCTGTTCATATCCATTAAAAATAATTTGTCTTTCTTGTATTATTTCTTTAATTTCACTAGGAATAATTGTTCCAGATTGACCATTATAATATTCAATTATAAAATTACCTAATTTATTTAAAATTAATGATTGATTGGAATATTTAATAATAATATTACATAAATCTATATTTTGTATTAATAATTGTAATCCCGCATTTAAATAACACGTGTTACCTAGATTATTGAAACCTTTCATTATTATATTTATAAAATTCTTTTTATATCTATTTATATTAAAAAAAATAATTAGAAATTAAAATATAATCTATTATAAATGCTAAATGGTTCAATAATAGAATTAGTATCTAAAAGTCCATTAGATGATGATATAACTGATAAAACTAATAAATCCTCAATATTTAATTTTGATATAATAAATAAAAAAAATAAATATTCAAAACTAGATTATATTTATTATCCACAAGGGAAAGCAAATTGGAATACAACTTCAAGATTTTATATAAAACATGATGGTGATTTATTATATGGTTTATTTATTAAAATTAAACTTCCTAAATTATCTGTAAAATATTTAAATGTTGATCCAATCCCAAATGAATATAATACACCTCCAACACCATATAGAATTAAATATACTGATTATGTTGGTAATGCTATGATTAAAAAAGTTAGTTTATATATTAATGATATGTTAATTGATGAGTTAGATGGAACATATATGCAATTATATACTGATCTATATGTAGGTGATACTAATAGGAAAGCAATGATAGGGTTAGATGATAATTTAAATAAACCTAAATTTAAGATGGATCCTGAATATATTTATATACCATTAAAATTTTTCTTTTGTGATACAACAAAACCATTACCATTAATTGCATTACAACATTCAGATATATATATTGATGTTCAATTAGGAGATTTTAATGAATCTGTTATGGTATTAGAAGAATATAATTCTGTATTATTTCATTCTAATGCAAAACATCAACAATTTTCGATTGAAGATATATCATTACAAGCCAATTTTTATTTAGTTGAACACGAAGAAAGGAAAAAATTAACATCTAGAGAATATGAAATATTAATAACTCAAAATCAAGTTAGATCAACACAATTTAATGGTTATACAACTTTAGATTTATCATTTAATCATGTTGTTAAAGATTTAATATTTTTTGTTCAACCAAATAATAATAGAACAAATGGTGAATTTTTTAATTTTTCTGCTAAATCAATATATCTACCTCAAGAATTAATTAGTCAAGTAGTTTCTAATCCAAATATTGATATTAAAAACCTTAATTTATTATATAAATTAGAACCAACCCGGCATTTATTAACACAAGCACGACTATTATTTAATGGTATTGAAAGAATTAATTGGAGAGATCCAAAATATTTTTATTTAATGCAAAATTATGAAAATTATAGAAATCGTTTATATTCTTATTTTTATTTATACTCTTTCAATATAAATCCTGTCCAGAATAATAATTGGTCTGGATGTAATTTTTCTAGATTAGAAAATCCTCAATTACAATTAAATATTAAAACGGATCCTTTCATAATAAATTTAAATCCATTAATAACAAATCCAGTTGATGATATGTATCATCTTGTTTGTTACGCAACGAATTTTAATATTTTAATTATTAAAAATGGGCTTGCTGGGTTAAAATATAATAACTGAAATAATTTTATTTAAAAATAAAATATTTTCTATGATATATATATACAATGAGTAATGATCAGAATGACACTATTTGTGATGTTCCAACTGAAATTCAGATTGATCCATTAGAAGTTCTTGTTGAAACATCTGTTGAAGTTCCTGAAACATTTGAAGAACCTGTTGAACTAGTTGAAACATTTGAAGAACCTGTTGAAGTAGTTGAAACATCTGAAGAACCTGTTGAAGTAGTTGAAACATCCGTTGAAGTAGTTGAAACACCTGTTGAAGTTCCTGAAGTATCTGAAGAACCTGT